TGCTCCTCATGGTCGCAGGCCTGCTGCTCCCGGTAAAGCCTCGCAGCCTCAGCTCCGGCGCACACGTGGCAGTCAGGCGCGCCGCAATCGCGAAGACGGCAGCCGCGCATCGGTCGCGTCAAGTGCGGGCATTTTAGAACCCCAGTGCGCGGTTGACGCACTTGCAAAAAGCGTTCACCGACTCCCACCGCTGCGTGCGCGCCGCGATGATTTTCTTCGCCGTGCCGAGGCGAGCGCCGCGCATACGTCGGCTTCCGGTGATTACCCAGTTCACAAGGCCGGTGGTTCCCATGTCTGCGATTTTGATTTGGTTCGTGTTGTTCATGGGTCGAATCTAGCGGGCCTCAGCCGTGCGTCAACAGTATTTTCTTTTTATTTTTAGGGGCCACACAGCCGCACGATTTCGCGCGCGTGGTCTTGTGCGGAAAGTTGCTCGCCCGCGCGGAGGCACAGCAGCAAGCGGCGGAACTGCACGCGGAGGGATTTGAGGTCAACGGCTGGCGCGACGTTCCCGGCCCTCCAATCTTCCACGCGGACGCCTTTCGGTCGCGGGCCTTTGATTTCCATGAGCTTGCAATACGTCTCGTCTGGAATGGTTTTACCGATGAGCCGTCCAATCCATCCGGCTGGCAGCGGATGAGCGATGCCGAGGATCGCCGCTTGCGGTGCGTTTGGACACCCGCAGTTGAAAAGGGCGTGAATGGTTTTCCGTGTGAGAATCATCGGCGTGTCCGCGTGCGTGCGGCCTCCATCGTCTCTTCCAGTCCGGTCACGTAGCTTCGCCAGTCTGAAATGCGAACCCATTTCGCGTCACGATCTCGCCAGTCGTGCCACTTGCGAGCGCAGAGGGTGGCGTAGAGGTTGCCGTTCCGGTTTGCCACGTTGTCCAGATTCTCCGACACGACGAACTCGTTGAACTCGCGTTCCGATGGGTATTGCCAAGGCACTTTGACCGTCTTGAGCTTTTCCTCCTTCGCCCGCATATCCGGCTTCGATTCTGCCGGAATTTCTTCCAAAAACTCCACACCGGAAACTTCCGGTGACTCTTTAGACTTCTTTAGACACTCTTTTGCATCGGATGGTACATCTTTAAGCTGGTACCTCTTAGTAGCGGCTTTCACCGTAGCCGGTGGGAACCGTAGCGGTTTTTTTCCGCTACGGTCAAAAAGGACGTAGCGAGTGGAGGAAAACATGCCGCCTCGCCGCGTTTTGATTTTCTCGATGTAGCCGGAATGCTCCAATTCTTTCAGGTGTTTCTGAACGCTTTCCCGGTGCCTGTCCATGTGCCGCGCGAGCGTGTTCAGTGACGGGAACGGCATTTCGCACTCAGGGCCGACGTAGCCCTTGATGATGATGTAGAGCAACCGCGCCTCGACTGAGAGGGACGTGTCGCGCACGAAACTGTTTTCAATCGGGAAGCGCCATTCGGCTTTTTGGGTGACGGTGTTCATTTCGCGCCCTCGATTATTGCGGTGAAGCGCGAGATCCACGCGATGCGATTTTGCCGAGTTTTCGCGCCGGTCGGATTTGCCGCTGCGTTTTGTTCCATCCATTTGGTATTCACTCGGAACATCCGATCCAATTCGCGGAGGCAAAGCTCCTTTTCCGTCATTTCGCGGCGAGGGATTTCTTTCTGGCACCGTGGGCACGCCTTCCATGTTCCCGGCAGTTTCGCCCCGCAGCACTCAAAGGCGTTTCGTTTGTATTCGTTCATGTTTGCAAAAGTTGCCCCTTCCGCGTCAGACCCGCCTCGAATGAGAACGGCACGGAAGGGGCGATGAAAAAGGCTTTTGAGCCGGTCTGAATCGGCGCGTCGCCGTGATTGGCGACGCGGGGAGTATTGCACCGGCACGGCGCGCTGGCAAGGGGATTCTGCCCGCCCCCGCCATTTGGCAAGGGCGCGCGGCGCAGTTTTCACCAAGGTTTGTTCTTGCTGCGTCGCGGGGATGTTCCCGGCAGGCTGGCACCGTAGCAGCGCACTGAAATCGTGCAAGCGGTGTTTCATCGCGCTGCGTAGCTGCCCCGCAACTCAACACTTTACGCACGGTCTGAAAATACTTTGAAAAAATGCTTGCGCGCTTTCAAGTGCGGGCCTAGCTTGTCTCCAACGCAAGGCACCACGCCGAGCGGCAACAACCCGACAAACCCGACAAAATGAAAATCGAAACCAAATACGCAATCGTCACCGAAACCGCATTCGACCGCGCCATGCAAATTGCGCGAGGCTGCTACCAGCGCGCGCTTGTCATGGGCCGCGAAGCACTTAGCGGCGCGACGCTTAAGGGCAAGGCTAAAAAATACGGCGCACACTACGCCCGCAGCCGCGACAACTTCCTCGCACGGCTCCGCGCCGCGAAAGTGTCAGTCAGCGAGCAAATCGCAGACCACAACCGCCGCGTTCTCGTCCTCTCCTAATCCCTCACCACTTCATCAAATGAAATTCGCATCACCAAAACACACGCGGCAGGAAATCGTCTCTCTCACGGCGCAATTCGGCTATGCGTTTGAAAAAGCTCGCCTCGTTATTCTGAAATATCGCAAGGCATGGCGCGAGCACGCCACGTATCGCGCCGCCATCGAAAACCAGCTTGCGGCATGGGCCGAAAAGCACGGCACGCGCCCCGTCATGTATTCAGTCGCCTAATCCCTCACCACTTCCACCATGAGCCTCACAATGACACCCCGCGAACAGCGCGAACATCTTTTCGCAATCCGTGAACAGGATGCGCCTTCACCATACACCCTCGCACGCACTCCAGCCATGACATCCGATTCTATTCTCCTCGCCCAACTCATTGAAGCCATGTCCCGCCGCTCGGCGTCTGGCGAACTCTACACAGCCCGCGAAGTGCTGTGTCATCTGCGCGGAGCCGCTGACATGCACGACCCGGCGCTCAGCGCCAAGATTGGCGCATACCTCGACGAAAGCCGCGCGGCGCACATTGCGCTGATTTGCAAATGAGCACTCCAATCAACAACGGCGGGCCTGCGTTCCCGTGCGAGACCTACGGGCATCGCAACGGCAAAGAAACGACCATCCCGACCAACGGCATGAGTCTGCGTCAGCACTTCGCAGGGCTGGCAATGGCCGCGCTGCTGAGTCGCGAGGACACCATCGCCAACGGCGCGGAGGAGTTGATGCACCGCGAACTTGCACGGCTTGCATACCAGCAAGCCGACGCCATGATTGCCGCAGGGGAAGCAAAATGACACGCGGCGGCAAACGTCCCGGCTCAGGCCGCAAGCGCAAGCCGCGCCCCGTGGCGCTGTGTATGCGCCTCTCGCCGGAACTGCACGTCGCATGGCTCGCGCGCAAGGGCACGACCAGCGGGCCGAAACTTCTGAAACACCTACTTGAATTATGAAAAGAACAACCGATGACGACGAAGAAGCGGGTTCGCCTGCGTGCGCTGGATATACGACCGGGGACGGAATCCGCTACATAGGCAAGGGGCTGGCGACACTGGCATCAGCCGGAGTCTGCGGCGTCCTGATTTGCATTACAAAGGGCGAAAGCGGGATCGGATGGTTCGTGCTGAGCCTCTGCATCATCTGGTAAGGCACGAACAACGAAGATGGCCGCTAAACGCAAACCCGATGCCGCGCCGGATGCCGTGCAGGAACTCGCCGCGCCTGCCGTGCTCAAGCGGCTGCAAATGTCCGCTGCCAAATTTGCCGCGCAGGAGGACGACGCGGAGGCTCGCCTTGACGCGCTTCGCTCGCTATCGCCAAACGCCGCCGAGACGCAGGAAAACAAAGGCGCGATTGCCCGCGCCGAGTGCGATCTGCTCAACGCGCGCGACAACTTCAACAAGACGGCCAAGGCGTTGCTGAATTACGACCGTGGCGTTGCAATCGAGCGCAAGGAGGGCGAGAAGGCCAGCATCGAAGAATGCCGGGAATGGATAAAGCACATTCTCGATTGCGTGCAAATCGCGCACCAAAAGTGCCGGATCACGATGGCGCAAGTGGCAGCAAAAGCAAACTCGCCGGAGGATTTTGTTGCTGCCACGGATGGCTCATTCAGTGCGGAGGTCAAGAACGCGATTAGCTCCGCGCTGGAGGACGGCGTGCTGCCGAAGTTTATTGGCGCATGAAAAGATATTGGAGCACGCAGCAGCCCCGCGAAATGACAGCGGACGAGGCCAAAGAGTGGCACGCGTTTGACGCGAAATTGACACCTCATGACATCATCGAAATGCAGACGATTGACCGTGACTGCAATGACTGCGCGCACTTTAAGCGTGGGGCGATTGTGGACGAAATCCCTGCTCTTTTTCCGAAAGGCGGCACGCTGCACCTTGGCGCGGGGAAATACTTCGATGGCCATTGTGCAAAGCTCGACAAGCCAACGCGAGCATTCCCGACTCAATACAGCGGACGGGAATGTTTTGAACATCGGCGCGCAAATTTAATCGCATGAGCACGCTACAATTCGCCGCAGAAAACATCGTTTTTGAGAAGTTGTCCCTCTACACCGGGCGCTTCAATATCGAGCACTACAAGCGCCTGCGCGCCCCGCTCGCGGCCAATGACGACATCCGCACAAAGCGGCTCGTCATGCTTGCGGCGGCGGGCTGCATGAAAACGGTGGCGCTGCAAATTTGCATCGCGCACCACATCGCGCGCGTAGGTGGCGACTGCAAATTCTTCGCGCAGAATGACGACAAGGGCGACACATGGAGCCAAGATCGCGGACAGCCTTTTATCCTCCCGATTCCAGAATGCAGACGGCTGCTCAAAATGAGCATCACGGAACGCGGGCGAGTGACAAAATCGAAGTGGTATTTTCGGAATTGCACGTTCCACATTTCCGGCCCGTCGAAAGCACAGAGGCAGACCGACCAGTTGCAAACCGTATGGATTGACGAGGCGCATTTGCCCGATTCATTCGAGGACGGCGCGCTGAAAGAAATCGAAGATCGAATTCAAAGCGCGGGCTGGCTTGGCAAGGCGGTCTATGGCACCACGGCACCGGATGACGGGCGCGAGATTGCGCAGTTTTTTCTCGCCGGGCCGCAGAATGAGTATCACTGGAAATGCCCCAAGTGCGCGAAGCTCATTTGGCCGTTGTGGAGGGAAGTGACGCCGACGCAAAAGCACGCGGTGGAGGTTTACGGGAAGGACGTTTTCCTTTGGGATGAGACACCGGACAAGAAGCCGATTGTCGAATCCATTCGCGCCCGATGCCCTCACTGCGACGCCATATTTCACGACACGACACAGGATCGGGAATCACTGTGCGGCGATGACTACGTGCCGATGAACCCGAACCCGCAGCCGGGGACTGACTCGTATCGATGGAATGTTTTCTCCGTTCCCGAACTGGAATGGAAATCCACGCTGCAAAAATACGTTGAGGCAATCGAATATGCCTTGCTCGGCAATTTGGACGTGATGGAGAATTTCGTGAAGAAGCAGATTTGCGGAATCTGGACGCCGACCATGCCATCGCTCGGCGACGCCAAGGGCAATCGTGACTACCGGCTCGGAGACGTGTGGCAGTCGGGGGGTGATACATTGCGTGTCTTATCCTGCGACCCGCAGGCAGGCAAGGCTGGCGAACCCGCGCACCGGCACGCGCTTGTGACGGAATGGGACAGGAAGGGCAACTCCCGGCGCGTGTGCTACCGGCGAATTGACACGGCGGCGCAGCTTCACGAAATGGCCGCTGAGTTTGGCGTGCAGGAAGGCAAGCCTGGCAAAAATTCGCACGTCATAATTGACAGCGGACACGAACCCCGCCGCACGTTTCGGGAGTGCGGGCAGTTCGGATGGTATGCGTTCAAGGGGAGCGACCTCCAGCAGTTCCACGCCGTCAAACAGGGCATCGGCGTGGACGCGATGAACGTCACTCATCCCATGCCATATTCGCAGCCGGAGCCGCAATCCGGCATCGTCGGCGAGGCACTGCCAAAAAGCGCACGCAAGGTCAAGGTTGGCCGTTTGCCGGAGGGCTGGGCATATTGCATTACGTCGCACAATCCAGAGCTTTATGGCTACCTCTACGCGCTTATCACGGGCGCATCGGGCCGCTATTTCGGCATTGCCAGCGATATGCCAGAGTGCTACGCGAAAAACATGCCGGGCTTCATGCCGCTAATCGAACCGGATAAAAAGACAGCGACGGTCAAGAAAATCGTGTGGAAGAAAATCCGCGAGGATCACTATTGGGATTTAGAGGTGATGGCACTCGTCATTGCGATTCGCAGCGGCTTCTTTCCTCTCGGCAAAGAATCCGAGATTGACACGCCGCCGCCGCCCGTGTAAATACACGGCAAACCATGCCATCTCCGCAACGCCTTTATCGCCATTATTCCACGCCGGATTTGGCGGCTGCGTTCGCGACGGCCAAGAAGGAACTGGAGGAGTGCTGGCAGTCTCTTGGCGGAGGCGCGAAGAGCGGCACGAAGGCCGTCACGGAGGCCAAGTTGAGGCTGCACGAAATCAACGCTGAAATGGATTTTCGGGCGGGCATTGTGACGACGAAAAAAGTGAACATGGATTTGACCGGATACAAATGAGCAAGCGCAACCGATACCAGAAACACACGGCAACACTTGAGCGGTCAAAGCGCAGCGGCCTCGCGCTCGCTTCGATGGCGAGCTACGACGGCGCGATGCCCGACAAGACACGGATGATGTCGAGTCGCATCGGCACGAACCCCAACTCGGCATACGCGCAGCAGCAGCGCGTGACGCTTATGTGGCAGGCCGAGGACCTAGTGAAGAACAGCGACTGGGTTTCCGTTTGCTATTCGCTGAAACAATACTGCCAGCCGATTGGCTACCTCGCGCAGACCGGCGATCCGGCGCTCGATAGCGAGGTGAACCAATACATGCGGGAAGTGATGAAACGCGGCGGCATTAACCAGTCCGCGCTTTCCGCTTTTTCGTGCGCCGCACACGTTGAAATGCCAGTGCGCGGTGATTCGATTCTGGAGCGGTATGACGACGAAACGCAGCTTCGTTTCATCGTTCGGTGCGCCGATCAAATTGGCGAGCTTTACCGCTTTGTGAATCCCGCCAGCTACGGTGCCGAGGCATTCGTGCAGCCGCCCGCGCCATCCGTGCGCTACATCGCCGGAATTTTCCTCGCGCCAAACGGGATGAATGAAGCGTTCAAAATTTACGAGCGCGGATACAATCAGACCTATCTCAACCCGCAAATCGTCCCGGCGTGCAACGTCATTTATTTCCAAGACAACCTATTCGACGGGCATCGCGGAGTGACCAAGTTTGCGCCTGCAATTCAGTCTATCCAGAAGCGGAATAAAATCTGGCAAAGCGGGATGGACAGCATGGCCATTCAGTCGAAAATTGCAGCCATCGCCAGCAACGCCAGCGGCTCGCCAGACCCGCTCGACTACGAGACGACCACGAACTCAGACGGCACCATCACCTACACGGAAAAGATGGCAGACGGCGCGGTGGTGAAATACCAGTTCAGCGACGGCGACTCGTATCAGTTCATGAAGTCGGAAGCTCCGGGGCCCGCGCTTTTGCAGGGGCTTGACTACTCCGACGAACGTACATGCCTTTCGCTCGGCTTCCCTAAGGCATTCCTGATTTCCGCACGCGACGGCGGCGGCGCTCCTACGCGATTCGACATGAGCCGCGCAGGGCGGGAAATCATGCGCCTTCGCAATGACGTGTATTTGCCGCGCTTGGAAAAGATGGCATACCTTTTCTTGATGGACGGCATCGCGCGCAAAAAGCTACCCGCTCGCGCTGGCGTGCTCAACGGGCACTGGCACTGGCCTTCGCTGCCCACGGCAGACGCATTCCGGGACGACAAAAGCGACGTGGAAGCGATGCGCGCGGGCCTCACGACGCGCACGGCAATCATCGCCAAGAATGGCGACGGCACGTTCGAGGACGTGCTTGCGCGCGGCACGCAGGAAGCCATTGCCATCGAAATGGCAACGCAGGACGCGAACCGGGAGCTTGTGCGGCGCGGATACAAGCCCACCGTGGCAGACCTGAACATCGCGCAGGACACGCCGAACCCCGCACAGCAACCGCAACCCGCGCCAGATGCGAACAAACCGCAAGGCCAGGCTCCTGCGAACGCTACGGCGGCACTGGCATTCGACGAATCGAAATGAAGCCTATCCCGCACACGCAGATTGCAAAGCTCCGCGCGTCGCGAGACGTGCGCGCAAAGGAGCTAGCCGGGGAGCTAGGCGTTCATCCAGTGCATCTATCCTACGTGGAAAACGGACGCAGGCAAAGCGCAAGCCTAGTGCAACGCGCGGTGGCATTTCTCTCGGCGATTCCCGCGAAAAGATAACGCGTTAAGCGTCGCCGCTTTACGTCATAGCATGGCCGCGCTAGACATGCGCCGTGCTCGCAACCTTTCAAGCAACTTTTCGTAAACCGGAAATCACGGCGGATGATCGCGCCGCTGGAATCATTCGCGGCGTGTATGTGATGGAGCTTGGAAAGCTCGCGCAGTTTTCCGCCCGCAGGGACGACGGCACGAAAACGCATAGGGCCGTAACGCTCGACGATGCCCACCTTGCCGCTTTGATGAACCACGCGGGCAATCGCAGCATCCCGGTTCACATGACGCATTCCCACACGTCCAAGGAACAGGACGGGCTTGTGACGAAGGCTGGCGCGCTGAAAGGATTTTACCGCGACGATTCCAAAAACCTCCGCGCTGATTTGCATCTTGCTCCCGGCGCAACTCGCGAGACGGCGCTTTGGCACGCGGAGAATGACCCTGAGAATTTCATGCTCTCGGCGGTTTATTCGTTTCTTCCTGATGACCCGCTTTGCATCCCGCAGGATTTTCAAGCCGCTGACCTTGTGGAAAAGGGCGCGGGTGTCACTGCACTTCTCGCAGCCGATTTAACTACCTCACCTATGGACGAAACCACCACACCTAATGTTGACGACCTGCTCTCTAAGTTGAGCACGGCTTGTCAGGCCGACCCGCACACGCTCGCCGCAGTCAAGGCGATGCTCAAATCCATCGAAAAGGCTGACAAGCCCGAAGATGAAACCGAAGTCACGGAAGTCGTGGAAACCCCGAACGATGACGCCGGAGCCGTCGCAGCTATGGCCGCGCTGGAAAAGAAGTTTGAGGCTCGCCTCACCGCGCAGCTTGCCGACTTCACGAAGGCGCAGGAGAAATCCAAAGCTGATTTGCTCATCGAAGCCAAGGCGCAAATCATCGCGGAACTCGGAAGCGTCAAGGTTCCCGCTGAAAAATCCAAGGCCGAAACCGCGCTTTTCGGTATGCAGAAAGTCAAAGCAGCAATCACCGCACAACTCGAAAAACAGAAAAACTAACCACCCACAAAAATGGCATATTCCTACCTCACCATGCTCGACCTCGCGAAGGTCAACGGCTCCGACCAGACCGTTGGACTTATCGAGGAAAACCTGAACGCCGCACCAGAAGCTGCAATCCTTCCCGCGCGTCAAGTTTCTGGCACTTCGTTCAAGTCGCTCGTCCGCACCGCTTATCCTTCTGGCGCTTTCCGCTCCGCGAACGAAGGCGTTGAGCCGGTTAAGAGCACCTACCTCAACCGGACGCATGAGACGTTCTACTACGACCTGCAACTCGAAATGGACGCTGCTATCGCCAGCGCCGACGAGAATGGCCCTGAGCACGCCCTCGCGATGGAAGCGGACGGCGCGGCGCGCGGCTACATGCTCGACATCGGGCCGCAAGTCTGGTATGGACGCGGCACGAACGGCGACGCCAAAGGCTTTCCCGGCGCGAAGGAAGTTGTTGATTCCGACCTTGTGCTCGACGCCACTGGCAACACGGCTGACACCGGAAGCTCCGTGTGGGCTATCTGCGCGATGCCTAAGTTTTTTGAGCTTATTTTCGGCAAGAACACCGTGCTCGAAGTCGGCGAATGGCGCAAGCAGACCATCACGCGCAGTTCCAAGGAACTGACCGCGTGGAAAAACTCGCTGGAAGGATGGGTGGGCGCGGCGTTCTATTCCAAGTTCGCAGTCGGCCAGATTAAGAATCTGACCGCGCAGAGCGGAAAGACGCTCACCGACTCGCTGCTTTCGCAGCTCATCCAGAAGTTCCCGATTGGCGTGAAGCCGACGCACTTCTTCATGAATCGCCGCTCGCGCCAGCAGTTGCAGGCGTCGCGCACGGTTACTCTGTTCGGACAGGGCACGACCCGCCCGAATCAGGAACTGCTCGCGCCGATTCCCGACAGCTATGACGGCATCCCGATTATCTGCACGGACTCCATCCTGAGCACCGAAGCAATCGCTTAACCTCAACCACTAACTAACACACCATCATGGCTAACGAATTCGGACGTAATATTCAAGACGCGGTTTTTACCACGTCTAAGGCGCTCCCCGCAGCATCGGCAACCAATGTCTCTGACTCCTTCGACCTCGGCAATGTCGGGTTCAAGCCGGAGGAACTGGAAGTCGAAATCAGTGTGCCAGCAATGGCGCTCCACGTCACCGCGAACAACACGACGATCACGCTCCACGACAGCGCGGACAATTCCAGCTTCGCTGAAGTTGTCCCGATGACGCAGGTGAAGGTTCTCGGCGTTGTCAGCACTGGCAGCGTCGCGGTTCTTTGCCGCTTCCGCCTGCCTCCCAACACCCGCCGATACATCGCGTTTTCCCAGACGTGCGGCGCTACGGACACGCTCACGGCAACGTCCATCACCTACACGCTCCGCTTCTAACCCACACACAATCCACCTAAGACGCCGCGCTGTTTCATTGCGGCGCGGCGTCTTTCCTTTTCCTACCTACTAAAATGGCCGCACTCTCACAAACTCCCGCTTCCGTTCTCCGCTCCGTCAACGGCGTCATTGGCACCGGCATCGCCGCTGCTGGCGTCACCATTGTTGCCGGTAACATGGTATCACTCGACTCGACTACCAACACCTACAAGCTCGCCGACGCGAATGTTTCCGCCGTCAAGGTGCCCGCTGGAATGGCACTCGGCGGAGCAGGGCCGGGGCAACCGTTCTTTTTCGTGAGCGGAGACAGCGCACTCACGCCGGGATGCACGATGACCGTCGCGGCTGTGATTTACCTTTCGCCCACGGCGGGGTCAATCACTGAGACTCCGGCAGACGTGGCAAGCGGTGAATGGCTTGTCCCGATTGGACAGGCGATCACGGCAACCACGATGCGCCTGAGCATCACCGGCGACGCAGTAGCGAAGCCCTAACGCATGAGTTGGGCCGCTTCAATGGCCGCGCTGAACACGGCGTTGCTGGCAATCTTCCCCGATTCCATCACGTTTAACGGCGCAACCATTGCGTGCATCGCTCCGCCGCTGGATTTATTCAAGACGATCAACCCGAACACTTACGACGCCAAGGTGACGTTCTCATTCCAGATACTCGAAAGCGACCGCGCGACGGCGGGCATCAAGCTCAGGGACACAATTGAATTTGCAACGCCCTACGCCTCCGCCTTTGGCGAGGGGCGGACGGCACTGGCATTCCAAGTGGCAAACTTCCAGCCCGACAAAGACGATTCAATCGTGCGGCTGATTTGCAACCTCAAACAATGAGAAACTCCGGCTTCAAAATGGACATGAGCGGGATTCGTCGCAAGCAAAAGGAGCTTGCGGCCATCCCCGCGCGCATCTTCAAGCCGGAAATCAGCAATTACTTCCTCCGTCCTTCGCTGAATAAAGCAAAAAGGGCGACACCGGTTCGAGACTTGGGGATTATAAGATACAACCAAATCGAAAAGCGACGCAGCCAATATGATCAATGGCTGGAAAATTGGGGAGCGGGTGATATTACTCGCCAGCAATGGCTAGCAGACCGCGCGCCCGCACGTTTCCTGTTTCAGCTTCAATGGGTTCAAGTCGGCTATTCGCTGGGCGTGAATGTCACCGCGTCGGCGGCAGTCCTCTCGGCAACCACGCGCAACCACAATGAGCCTGAGATTCCGCAAGGGCGCGGGCGATGGCACGGCGGGCAAACGAAGCTCACGGCTTCAATCTCAGTGCCGTTTCTTGACGCGCCAGAGCGCAAATACAAGCCCTTCACCGGGCAAGGCATCCTGACGCCTATCATGGCCGCGCAGTTCCCCGTTTTCAACCGTGCGTGCGAGCGCAAGATGAAGCGCGTCGTCGCCGCAATCGCGAGGAGCTAATCACATGGAACTTTCCGAAATCCTCCAGCTTGAAGAAAACGCAGAAGCCGTGCTCATCGGCGCGATGGAATCTGTTTGCCCGAATGTTTACGGCTCACGGCAGATTGACACGAACGAAAGTCCGCGCATTTCGTGCTCAGTAATGGTGGGCGCACAGTTTCAAGAACAGCGGCTCGCCATTGGAGTTGAGCCGTATTTCGTCCATTCCGCATACGAATGCCGGGCCGAGCTTGTCGTGACCACGAACAGGACGACCGAGGCGACCAGCGGCT